TCAGCCCGTCCCGCGCAATCTTGCTGCTGATGAAAGAAGCGGTATCGCCCGTGTCTTGAGGGATACCTATCAGCATATCCACCTCAATAGCTTTGGCCGCCCGCTCCATGACATTCTTTATGCCGATGGTGACCTCGGGTTCTATCCTGCGGAGTGTTCTGCGGAGCTTTGTCACGCCCCGATACCCTGCCCTCTGCCTTGCCGTGCTCACATTGCACCCCCGCGCTCGGCATCGATGTACAAATAAGCCTCTTTGGGTCCGTTGTCGGCAATAAACTTGATATTGAAATCTGTGCTGTTCCAAACAATGATATTGGCTTCGGCCAGGTCGCTGCGATAGTGGACATAAAACCTGTAGTCGGCGTGCGCCTCGGTCTGGTCTGATCTGTTGCGCTCGCCGCCGGACATCGGTCTAACTTTCGCGTATACCTGGGCTATCTGGGTTCTGGTGTTCGAAAGCGTACCGCTCGAATCTTGGGTCTCGCCCATAGAATAGAATGTAACCAGCTCGTTGAGCGTCATATACCGATGCGCCTATGCATATGAGCCAAAGAATCTACACTGGACACGGTATTATAAATCTCTGCCCCGGTTACGCTTTCACCGGCATTGTCAAAGTACTCTTTCACGCGCAACAGAATGGCGTGGCGAATATCCTGCGGCACGTCGGCTGATGCCGCGTATCCAACCGTCATCAGTATTCGCACCGATGCAGGCTTGCCGTATTTTGTCGCAGGCCATGATTCAACCGCTGTCAGGGCTGGATACATGCCCCCCAGGTTCTTCCAGTAATCGGTATCAAGCACCAGCGCCGTCTCTACATCGTCGGTGTCGTCATAGAGAACGCTTGTGATGGCCGTCACCGGGTAAACCCCGAGATCAATACAGCCGGATGGAAACCCGTCCAGTTCAAGTTGAACGGTTTGCTCTGACAGCCTTGCCCCTGTATAGGATTCAATAGAATCTTCTGCTGCCTTGATTAATCGGGTTATCAATCCATCGTGATTGCTCTCGGTTACCCGGCACTGCTCTTTCGCCTCAGACAGCGACACCGGCGTACTAGTCGGAGGGGTTACTGTTACCAATGCCATTTAAAAATTCTCCGCTCGAAATCTCTGTTTTTGACCAGTTGTGCCATGCCAAATCGTTTAACCATTGCTGACGATTGCCTCTTTGCCCGGATATAGGCCACACAGGGCTGAAGGGGTCGTCTGTATGGACCGTTAAGCCCGCAATAGCGGCATCCACAAGGGCTGTGGTCCTTCGCCCTACCGCTACGCTGTATTGCTCTAAAACCGCGCTAAGGGGCTGTGTATCGCCCTCTGCGGGGTGTCTTTTAATATCCCCGCCGTATTTCTCGGACAAATCAGCCCCATTCATGCCGTAATCGCACAAAATGACAGTTCTTTTGCCTGTTTTTAATGGCTTTAGCTTGGGGTGCGGCCTGAATCCATTGTTTTTGCTGCGGACTTTTTCGCCATCTTTCAGCCAATGAATCGATACGCAATCGGGATCACCCCAATATGCCCGGTCGATGTATAGAGTATTGGCAAAACGCCACTGCTTTAAAGCAAACCACGGACCCAGGACAACGTGTAAATCGGCATCTGTGTCGGCTTTGTAGCTGATTTCGCCGCCCATTCCCGCCTGTAGGCATCCAGCAATTTCAACCTGGTGCTTTAGGCTGCCGTTGCAGTGAATGATCGTGCGTTTAGCACCCATTCGTCACTCACCTGGTTCGGTTTTGGATTTCCGTGAAAGCAAACCACCCGCGCATCATCTGGCAGACCTTGCCGACAGTGATATTTGTAGGATTTAATGCCCCGCATGGGCTTTACCCTGTCGCCCGGATCGCCCATCAGCTCGGTAACAAATTCCTGATCACCCCACAACTTTTTATCGCCATAAGAACCGCAGTTCCCGCGCTCTGGCTCGTGCAGTTGATCCACATCAAAGCTATCGGGGATATAGCTGTAATCCCTACCCCAACTCATCACGCTTGACTGGCATCCGCCGTGGCCTGACTGCGCCCAATTGGATGCCATTGATATCTGTTCGCTGATTAGGTCGTCCAGCGGTCCCGTAATGACAACATCAAGGTCAAAATACAGGTTTTGCCCGCAACTTACCCGAAACAGCAATAATTTAGACCACCATCCCGGCCAGTTAAGCGGCGATATCAGTGTATCGATGCCTGGAATCTCACGGTCAGACAAGCACATGAAGGTGTGGGGCCGGTCAAGATGCCGCGCAACCATGCTTTTCAGCATATGCACATCAGAATCGGCGTATTTTGTGCCGTTCAGCACACACCAGACCGTTAAATCCATTCTGCCAATTCTCCAGTCTCGAAAAAGTCCAAAGCGGTGCCGGGGGAACAGTTGATTATTCTTAGCCCGTAATCCTCCGGCTTAATCGTGCGGTAACACTCCAAAAGCCCGTTGATTTCGCCGTTTTGCCCCATATTAAACTTAGTCCAGTGCTGCAGCTCCGATGGATATTCGCCAAAGTAATGACGGTCACCGCCTGCCTGCTGTTTCATGCCGTTGTAGTCTTTCGGGTATCTCAAGTCGTACCCGATCAGCACCATTTCCCTGATGCCGTAGTGATAAACCAGATTTACAAGCTGGTAGCCGCTAGAATGCCCGTAATGAATCACTGCCGGGTCGGTGGACAATCCATCACCCCACTGACCCTCAATGTAGGCAATGCCGTATTTCTCGGAGGTCGGTAAATCCCACGTCCACTTTTCAAAATCGCCGCTGCGTAAACTTGAATCCTTCCAGTAGTAATCCCACCATTCCGGATTGCATGAAAGCAGGGCTTTAAGTGGCGCCACCTGGTATGCGTTATTACAGCCAAATATCGGCAGCCTGGTTTTGCTCAGTTGCTCAATGACTTCAGGGGTAACGCTTGGGCCTGTGCCGAGAACTATCCCCCTCACAGCTTGATAAACTTGATCTTGTCGCCCTTGTCGTTCAGTAAAATAGCCTCATGGGCCTGCATTTTGATCTGTGGAGGCTGCTCGTGGTGCCACTTGGGTCGGTCAGTCATAAACAGATACTTGGCCCCACTGGCCCTCAAGTTCTCCAGGGCCGCTAAACAATCGTCATACGGCATGTGGTTCAATACCCATAAACACAAGATTGCGTCTACTTTGGGCGGAACCTCCCGAACCAGGTCAAACTCCACAACCTCCGGAGACCTGGGGACAAGATCATAAGCAGAATATTCAACATCCCAGTCAATACTAGGTACCCAGTTAAGATCACCAGCGCCAATGTCAGCAATAGAGCGAATATTGTATTTGGCAACCATTGCGGGCAGCCACTCGCGCTGCCGCTTTGTGCTGGACATTTTCGACCCGAAGCCACAGGGTGTTTCTGGCAATCCACCCGTCCACCCTTTTTTAAACTTTTTCTTCGTGGTTACAATGTCGCTCATGTGTAGTCCTCAATATTTCCACGATTGAACTGGGTTAATGCCGTATGCCTTGAGCAGTTGATAACCTCAATCCCTTCTTGTTCTAAATCATTGGCCAATCTTGAAAAGTTCGGCACATAACTGTGATATGTCCCGTTGTGTAATTCGGGTGGATGGTCACCAAACCAGTGAGCCTTGCCCCCCGTGTTCTGCATGTCATACCCCAGCAAAATTATCCGGGTAGCGCCAAGCAAATAGGCCAGATTTATCGCCTGTGCGCCTGAGTTTGAATTGAAATGTAGAAGACTCCGCCCCAAGCCGGCATTAGACGAACCCTTGAGCGCCGTTAATCCTCGCTCGTCGGCCTTAGCCTTCTCTGTGTCATCGCGGTACTTTGTGTATAACTCACCCTTAAACGTCCGTTTAACGTCCTTTAAATGGACATCCCACCAGACCAGATCGCAGGCATACAAATAATCAGCGTCAGGCAATAACCTGTAGTTGTCATTTACAACTATAACCTTGGCTTTCGAGCCTTGCGCTTTGTCGCAGTCTTCTTGCGTGAGGCTGGGACCGGACGCGATGCAGATGAAGCCTTGCGGTGTTCTGGTTGTGGCGGCTGGCGCTTTTTTTTGGTCTCAGCGCACCCCGAATCAACCGCAGCATGGGCTAATTCGCCGTAAACCTTATCACCGACCTCATGCCAGCGCGGATAGACGTCACCATCCACCGCGCCATAGAATCTGTGTGTAATTGTTGCTTCCATAGAAAAACAAGGGGCATTGCTGCCCCCGCTCCGATTAACTAGCGGCGCACTTAACAACCTTAATGGCGTCATCGTTACGCAGGATTCCACCAACACGGCGACGAACGTAAAACTTCACGTATCCAGGCGTGTTGATGTTGTCGTCGATAGTGATGGAAGTCCCAACACGGTTGGCAAAAGTATATCCAGCATTGAAGTCACCGAATGCAATGGGGAAGGTGTTAGCTCCCTCGTTCGGCATGTCTTCCATTTCAGATACCCCGTAGCCCAGAACCTGCGAGGGTTCACCGGCCTGCATGGAAGGCTGCCAAATGTATTGGGAGTCGTTATCCTTCCACTTGCGAACAGTGTTCAGCGTTGATTTATTCATCAACCACCGCGCATTGCCCCGATAGCCCGCTTTCAGCTTGTAGACAGTATCGATCAGCGTATCAACAGGATGGCCCAAGGGTGAGCCCTGGCGGTCATTCTGGAACGCTGCGGCAATGCCTGTTGCGACATACTGGAGCGTACCAAAAGCCCGTGTTGGCGAAGCGTCCTCGTCATCGCCGACAACAGGGGTTCCGTCAAGAAAGCCAGTAGGCTTGTTCGATCCATCGCCGGAGATAATGGCCGCACCGATCAGCTTGTCAAACTGCTCAACGGATGAGTTGATAAGCCACTGCTGGACGTTAAAGAAAATATCTTGCAATGACTCCTCGGTCGCTTTCGGGTATGCATACACAATACCGAAAGTGGGAGCGATTTGCTCCAGTCCAGGGGTGCCGGTTTCAGAGCGGGTATCAGTCTCCCCCACCCATCCTCCAGCAGCGCCCTTAACGTCGACCAGTTCCTTGTAATCAGAGGTGCCGACATTGACGACATTGACCAAGGGAAGCATTACCGACATATCCAGCAGCTTCGAGTCAATCTGACGGTTGATAACCTCCGGAACGGCGTGACCGCCTGCTGTGGTCGTACCAATAGAGACAGCTTTCGCTCGCTCAATTAGTTCGGCTTCCTTGGCACCATCGTACCCGCCCTCCATGTTCACAGAGCGAATCCAACCATCAAAGGCTTTGCTGTGCTCCAGTTCCTTCTTGTCGCCGTCTTCCTTGGAAAACCCAGGGGTGTCCAGCTTGACCTCGGCCTTCTCCAGTCGCTCGCGCAAACCGTCGAGCTCGCCCATCTTGGTCTCGATCAGTTCAATTTTAGCCAGGTCTTCGGAAGACTCGACGCCCTTTTCCTCAATGGTCTTCAGTCGGGCATCGTTCGCCGTCTTGAACTCCTCGAAGGTTTCGCCAAACTCTTGAATGGCTTGTTTTAATTCTGTAGACATAAGTTTCTCCGCCATATTTCAGGCATAAAAAAACCGCCCGGCGGCGGCCTGGTGTGCGCGGATTGCGCTGTTAGGTGGGCTTAATCGCCCGTATCAAGTTTTGAAAATCTTCTAACTCGCTGTGATCGTCCACCTGGCGCTTCTCAATCAGTGCGTCATACCCCCCAAACATTAAACTCTTTGCTTGGGATCGAGAGAATCCAGCGTGGCGCAGTAATCTCTCAAATTCTGTCTTGCTTTCCAGCGCAGCCTTTACGGTCGCTATCTGCGCTTGAGGGTTGGCCGGGTAGGTCACAATCGACACCTCTACCAGATCGACCTCTTTAATTTCCCAGACCTCATCCTCTTTGTTGTATGTCTCCCCGCCTTTGGGAATATTGAAACCGATAGACATCCCCCTGACCGCTTTACGCTTCATCAAGGTATAAGCCTTGTCAGCCTCTGGAATGTTGTCATTGATAAACAGTTCGCCGGACAACATAAGGCCGTGGTCGTCTTCGCTCATCTTATCGTACAGTCCAACAACGTCCCTCATGGAGTGCTGCCAAAGCATTGCGGGCATTGTCCCTGCCTTCTCATGGCGGCTCAGTGATTCAGAGAATGCGCCGGGTAGAATAATATCCTTGTGCAAATCGACGTTATTAAATACCGACCCATAGCCGCTGAATCGGCCTTCATCAGTGACCCCCTTGACCTCCAGGGCGCAATTAAATGTCTTGTGGTTCATTTTGTTCACCTTCGATGTCAATGTTTGCTGGCTGGCGGTAATCTTCGCCCCCCTCTCGTGGATTTCTTCCTTCTACTTCCCGGCACTCGTTAGGGTTTAGTACTCCGGTTTCAATGCCGGACCTGTATCCGTCCATTCGATCCTTGAATTCGCCAAGGGTAAACTGGTCTGTATCAAACAGAACGCGGGTATTTTGCCGATCATTCTCCGGGATTAGCTCCCGAACGAGGGTTTGACCAAGCCGGTTAAGCCTGGGGCTGAGAGAGAACCGGATAAACGAGCGGGACATTTGCTCTAATCCCGTTCCCCATGTTGTGGTTTTCTCCGTATCATTGAGCAGGAACAAGGGAACGCCAAACAGAGAGGCAATCTCCTGCTTTTGCATCTTCCTCGATTCAATATATTGCGCGTCCGTCTGAGAAACACCATTAAACTCATTGATATCAGCGCCACTCAGTACCGGCATTTCACCAGCCGCAGTTGCCCCCTGGTATTTCTTAA